AACAAGAGTGGCGGAGAGGAAGGGCCGACCATCGGTCTTCCCTGCCAGTCGGTTGGCATTCCCAACCCCCGGAACCCCACCATTGAAAACATTGGCGTTTCGGAGATGCTTCCCAACTCTTTCGATGCCTGTTTCGACACCGATGTCGCTGACATCAAGACGGCGATGCTCGACGAGATCGCCGAGCTTCGCGACCGCCTGGCCTTCTTGAACAGTGCTGAGGTCGAGGATGTTCTCGACATCTTCGAAAACGGAATGCGGGCGCTGATCGATCACATGATCCCGGAAGCGTCGGTCTTCGATGGAGATCCGAATTGAAGGCGCCAGCGGATCGCGAAGTCGAGCGCAAGGCCGCCAGGGATATCGCGGCGCGCTCGCTTGCGGCCATGGGACCGCGGCCGGCCGATGGCGAACCGGAACGTCAGGCGGAATGGGACAGTCTAGCTCGCGTGGCGGGCGGCGTTGTCGAGCCGGAAGACAACGGCTTCGACGTCGACGAGTTCAACGCCGAGTTCGCGGTCGTTCCGATCGGCAGCCAGGCGGTCATCCTGTGGGAACGGCCCAACTCGCCGCAGGAAGAGCGAATCCAGTTCCTGAAGCCGACGGCGTTCCAGCTCCTTCACGGAAACCGCTTCACTGAGGTCCGCGGGAGCGACGGCAAGCCCAAATGGAAGACGTGGGGCGAAGCCTGGCTGGACAGCCGTCACCGCCGACAGTTCAAGGGAATCGAGTTCCACCCGGACCGGGACGGCGCAGCTGGCAGGCCAGGCTTCTATAATCTGTGGCGCGGATTCTCGGTGGAGCCGAGGCCCGGAGGATCCTATGCGATCTTCCGCGACCATCTGCTCAACAACGTCTGCGACGGCAACGCGGCGAACTTCCATTGGCTCTTCGCCTGGTTCGCGCAGATGTTTCAGCGGCCACGCGAGAAGCCGGGGACGGCGATCGTGCTGCGCGGCGGCATGGGCGCCGGAAAGACGAAAGTCGGCGAGGTTTTCGGATCGATGATCCAGGCCCACTATTTCCACGTCGACAATCCCCGATACGTCGTCGGGCAGTTCAACGCCTTCATGGCCGCATGCCTGCTGCTCCAGGCCGACGAAGCCGTCTTCGCCGGCGACAAGGCCGCCGAGGGGCACCTTCGCGGGCTGGTCACGTCGGAAAAGCAGATGATCGAATCGAAGGGTGTCGATCCGATCCGCGTCGCCAATTTCGTCAGGCTCCTGATGACGTCAAATGAGGATTGGGTGATCCCTGCAGGAAAGGACGAGCGCCGCTTCGCGGTGTTTGACGTGAACCCGCGTTGCGCGCAGAACACGGACTACTTTGCCGAGATGGAGGCGCAACTCGACGCCGGAGGCCGCGAGGCGCTGCTGTACGATCTTCTCTGCTTCGATACCGGAAGGGTAAATCTCCGGGAGATTCCAAAGACCTATGCACTCCTGGAGCAGAAAATCCGCTCGCTTGATCCCGTCGAGCAGTGGTGGTTGGACCGACTGATCGACGGCGCGCCGCTTTCGCGTGCGGATATGTGGCCGGAGTTCGTCGAGTGCTCGACGCTTTACGGTGACTACATCGCCAACGCCGAGAAGATCGGCGCGCGATACAGGGTGTCAAGCAGGTCATTCGGGATTAAAATCACCCGGCTCATTCCCAGATTGCGCCGGCGGAAACGGACCGTGCCCACCGACGATGGAGCATCGGTGCGACGGCCATGGGTATACGAGTTGCCGCCGCTGGCCGACTGCCGGGAAGCGTTTGACTGTCAGGTGAATCAGGCGACCGACTGGGGAGAGATCGATGCCGATCGCGACACTGCCCCAAGTTGACATACTGCCCCAAGTTGACATGGGGCACCCTGCCAACATGGGGCGGAAATATCGCAGCAAAATCAACAAGGTGCCCCATGTGCCCCATGTGCCCCAAGGAATTCGCGCATGCGTACGTGCGCGTGTGACAAGCGACGAGAGAGGGCGCTCTATATATTATCATTTTTACTTGGGGCAGATGGGGCACATGGGGCAAAGCATTGAAATAGCGTCGCTTTTTTGCGCCCCATGTTTGCCGTCGAAATCGGTCAACATGGGGCACATGGGGCAGTCCGGCCGGATGCGCGTGTGTGCCGATGACAGGGCGGGCCGGCGCGCTGATGGTGGGACGGTGGCGGCCCCATGGGTCCTTCCCCGGCCCCCCTCACCTACGGGCCGGGGCGATCCCGGAATATCGCCAGTGATCCCCTTTCGAAACTGGCCTAACAACCGAACAATTTCAATCATTTACCTAACAGCGGTGCGCGCAGATGAGTGAAGATCGCCTTCCTCCCGGACTGTGGATCTCGATATCCGAACTGGCGCGGCGGCGGGGGATCAGCCGCGTCTCGGCGAAGGAACGCGTCGACCGGCTGGAGGCGCAGGGCCTGGTCGAGACCCGCCGCGACGGCAACAGGCGACTGGTCGAGATGGCGGCCTTCGACCGCGCCGTCGGCGAAACCGGCGTCGCCGCGAAGGAGCTGGCGGTCGACACGGCGCAGGGCCGCGGCGGTCAGCATGCGCGCGAGTATCGGGACGCGCAGACCGAACGGGCGCAGTATGAGGCGCAGCTGAAGGCGCTGGATCTCGCCGAGCGCAAGCGCCTGGTGCTGCCGATCGGCGGCGAGCACGGCGTCGAGGCGGCGACACGCAAGATCGCCGACGCCTTCGCCCGCGACATGGAGAGGCTGACCCGCTACGCCGACGAGCTAGCGACCGCTGTGTCGAAGGAAGGCGTCGCCGGCGCGCGCCGGATACTCAAGGAGGTCGGCCACAGCATCCGCCAATCGGTCGCCGCTCGGCTCGCCGAGCTCGCGGAGGCCGGCGCCGCGGCGGAACGCGCCGGGCCGATCGTCACCGAACCGCCCGACAAACCCACAGCATCGAACAGCGAAGGATCGCCCTATGTCCAATAGAACCGTCGAAGCCGTCCTTCGCCTCTCGTCGAAGCTCGGCAACATGAAGGCCTTCACGGAGGTCTCCGACAGACTGGCCCGCGTCGACCGGCAGGCGAAGGCCTATAACCGGACGCAAATGGCGCTCACGCGCGGCGCCGACCAGCTGGCGGCGACGCTGATGCGCGTCGCCGGCCCTGCCGCGCTCGGCGCCCTCGGCTACACGTCGCTGAAGACCTTCGCCAGCATCGAACGGCGCATGGAGCGGATCGGCATCAACGCCGAGGCGAGCGCCGAGCAGACGAAGGCCGCCTTCGGCCGAGTGACGCAGGTCGCCGACGCTCTCAAAGTGCCGATCGACAACGTGGTCGAAGGCCTCGAAAACCTGGTCGCCTCGGGCAAGACGCTCGACGAGGCGTTGGCCTTCCTGCCGTCGGTCGCCGGCACGGCCCACGCCGCCGGCGCATCGTTCGGCGACATGGCGACGACGGCCGATGCGATACAGTCGTCGCTCGGCATCGCCGCCGACCAGATGGAGCGCGCCTTCGACATCCTCGCCAAAGGTGGAAAGGAAGGCAAGTTCGAGCTGAAGGACATGGCCGCCGAGCTGCCGTCGCTGGCGCCGGCCTTCGCCGCGCTCGGCTACGATGGCGTGGACGGCCTGAAGCGCCTGACGGCAGCCATGCAGACGGTGCGACGGGAAACGGGATCATCCAGCGAGGCCGCAACGGCGCTCATGGACGTGCTGAGCAAGATCGGATCCGAGACCGTGTCGAACAACTTCAAGAAGTTCGGCGTAGACATCCGCGAGGAGATGGCGAAAGCGCGGAAGGAAGGCGAGGACACGCTCGAGGCCTTCATCCGCCTGTCGCGGGATGCCGTGCAGGGCGACATGTCGAAGCTTCCGCAGCTGTTCACCGACAAGCAGATGCTTGCCGGCATGCGGGCGCTGATGAACCACACCGAGGAGTTCGCCGAGCTGATGCGCACGCTCGGCGACGCCTCCGGGACCGTGCGCACCGACCTCAACCGCCTCGCCGACGACGCGCAAGGCGCATTCGACCGGATGGGCAATTCATGGGAGAAGCTGAAGAAGTCGATCGGCGAGGGGCTGGTCGGCCTCGGCGCGGTCGACGCGATCGATTCGGTGTCGGACAACATCGACTATGCGACGGCGGTCAATGCCGGCCTCGAAAAGAGCGGGGTCCACGGCTTCGTCGACCGTAGCCAGTGGGGCATCACCCACGACCAGAAGGCGAAGAACGGCATGGCATGGGTCGGCGGCTACCGCACGCAGGCGCAGCGCGACGCCATCGAGGCCTATCGGCGCAACGCGAGTACGCGCCTCGAAGGCTCGGCGCCGCCGATCACGCCGCCGTTGCCGCGCGGTCCCGACGGAATGCCGCTGGTCGGGCCTGTGCCGCCGTCGCGGACGGAAGCGGCGGTCGCGGCCGACCCCGACTTCGGCCCGTCGCTCGCCTACCAGTATGGCAGCTACGGCCGGGCCGCCGAGCGCGCCCGGCGCACGACCAGCTACCTGACGCGCGGCGAGCCCGCCGATGCGGCGGTGCGGCAGGGCGTGACCAGCGCCGTGGGCGACCTGGAGCAGCGGCTCGACGCGGCGCTCTCCTCGGGCGGCGAGAAGGCCGGCTCGGCGATCGAGGAATCGGGCGCGCGCGCCGGCGAGAAGGCCGGCTCGGCGTTCAAGCAGCTGATGGACAGCGCGGCGCAGTCCTTCGGCGAGGCGGCGGCGCGGTCGTTCAACGGCAGCGTGCGCGTTCCCTCCGGCGGCGGCGTCAACGCCAATGTCGGCAGGACCGGACAGGGCGGCGGGGATCTGTGACAGCCTGGCGGCGGGGCCGGATGGACTGGGGAATTTCCCCAGTCGAAAGTCTTCCGGCGCGGAAGAGTTCGTTTCAGTGCTCTTCACCGAAACCCTCGCAAGCCTCGGCTTCATGTTCATCCGGCAGCGCCCAAGGCGGCAGGCGGAGCGGGATCGGATTTGTCGCGGTGCCTGGCCGGTTGCGGTCGTCTTCGATCTGAAGTTCGCGCTCGACGCTTCCGATACATGACCGAATCCGGCGCAGATCTCGCGCAGCCTCGATCGCCTCTGCCGGGCCTCCGGTTGAGCTGACGGCCGCGACCAGCTTCAGACGATCGTGCAGGTCCTGGAGTATCTTTTCGAGGTGTGCGGAGTGAGCGCTTCTATCGTTCATCGGAATCCCCTTCGGTTGCTTGCCGGGGGATTTTGGGGGCCAGACGGCGCGCGTTACGTTTCCGGCTGGGACTGTCCGGTCTTTGCAGCGGTGTCGGCGGTGAAGGATGCGTCCGCCAACTTGGCGGACGCATGCCTGGTCAACGCGCCGATGGTGCCGTGCCTCGTCTCCGGATGCAGCGCCTCATAGGCTTCCTTGCGGCACCTGGTGAGCAGCGCCCGCTCGGATGGCGAGAGCCGGCGCCGCGCTCGGCGTCGCGCTCGGATTGCCCGGTCTTTGCTGCAGTGTCGGCGGCGAAGCGGTCGCTCGCCGCGCGATCTTGTGTGTCGCCAACTTGGCGACTTACGCCTGGAGTCCCGTGCCTCGTCTCCGGATGCAGCGCCTCGTAGGCGTCCTAGCGGCCCGTGGCCTTGCGCAGCCGCACGCCCGGCCCCTCGCCGTTCTCGTCGACGAAGAGCACGCCGGCCGATTCGAGCGCGCGCTTAACCGCAGCGACGTTGTTCGCGAGTCCCGCCGCTGCGCCTTCGCTGGCCTCCATGCGCCGTAGAGTGGGGACCGACACCGACGCAGCGGCGGCGAGTTCGGATTGCGCCATGCCCACCAATACCCGCCCTGCGGCGATCTGGCGACCTCGTATTTGATCGGTTCCGCTCAATTCGATCCAAACCTATTGACAATCGCCCAATTTGAGCGAAATGTATCACGGTAAACATTTCCGCTCAAGGAGCACTGCAATGCCGAACACGCTTGTTCCGGCAGCCGCCACCGGCTTGCCTTCAATCAGCCGCCGCGTCTTCCTGCGCGGCGCCGCATCGGCCGGCGCCGTCGCCGGCGTCGCCGCCGCGCCCGCCGTGTCGTCGGCCTGCGCCCAGGCGGTTGCCGTGGCGCCGTCGGACGCCGAGCGGCTGGAAACCATCCTCGCCGAGCTGAAGGCGGTGCTGCGCCGCCTGCACCCGGCCGTGACCGACGTTTCGGCCGGCTACTGGCCGCAGCCGGACGGCACGTTCCGCCTCCGCATCGGCTGCACCAGGCGCTGCGCCGAATGGTCGGGGCCGGGGCTCTACTCGGTCAGTCTCGACGGGCATCCGCACACCTTCTGGCTGGATCGCGTGGAGGAGCGGACGCGCGCCGGCGCGCTCTACGGCCACGTGTTCCACGCCGAGCTGTGGCTTGAAGACGAGGGCCGCTTTGCCGGCGGCGTGCGGCAAATGTGGTCGCCGAACATTCTTGAGAAGCTGGACGGCGGCGCGGCCGGCGCGGGAGTGCCGTCATAAACCCGCGCGCCGACCCGACGCTGTTCCTGCCGATGACCCCGGCGATCCGGGCGCGGATCGAGGAGACCATCGAGCAGCTGGTCGCGCTGCTCGACGCGGTCGACGGCGACGCGGACTTCGAGCCGGACAGCGACGGCGTGCCGGTGCTTCCGGCGGCCGATGGCGGCGACGACCGCGAGCTGGAAGACGAGCACGACGAGGACGGCGGCGACGACGAGGTGTCCGACCCGGAAGCCGACGGCTTCGGCCTCGCCTATCGCGGCGACGGCGCGGCGATCGCGCGGGACATGCTCCGCGCACGGTGGCGGCGCCACGGCGGGAAAACCGTTGGACGCTGACCATGGTTTCGGCCGGGGCGGCGATGGCGGCCCCTGCCGGCTGTGGATGGTCCATATCGTGTGAATTGACACGGAACAAGAATGCGTGGTAGCCAACACGGACCGGGATTTCAGATCGAGATTTCACGCCATGGCCATCTCCACGATTGAATATGTCTACCGGACATTCACTGCCGGCGAGGCCGAGCAGATCACCGGCACGTCGGGCGCACTTCAGCGCGACTGGCGCCGGCGGGGCCTCCTGGCCAAGGACGATGCGGATGCCGGCAAGTGGACCCGCTTCAGCCTCGACGAGGTCGTGAAGATGCTTCTGATGAAACAACTCTCCGACCTCGGATTCTCCGTGAAGTCCGTCTTGCGCGTGGCGGCCATGGCGGCCTTTCCGCTTCACAAGATCATCCATTCGCTGCCCGGCGCGATCGAGCACCGGGGCATCTCCGCAGACGTCTACGCCGCCGGCGACGGCGCCGCTGCGCGGCAGGTGTCATCCGAGGGCGAGCGGGGAATAGGCCCCGCCGAGTCGCTGTATCTCGTCGTCACGCGGAAAGATCGGCGCGGCGAGCCCGCCGTCGCGCGGTGCGACGCTCTCGATGGGCTGTCGGGCTACCTTGCCGAGAAGGGTGTCGCCCATTGCGTCGTGATCGATCTCTTTGAGATCGCGCGGACGATCCGCCGTCGCGTCACTGGCCCCTTTCTCACCATCGTCGAGACCGCCAAGGCGGAAGGAAGCCCCGTATGACTGACGACCAGCTCCGGCAGATCGCCGACCAGTTCTACACGCCCGACTTTGCCGGGCGCGTCGCCCATTCGAAGCTCGTTTGTTTCAAGGCCGAGCAGGAAGGCCGCGACATCTTCGCCGAGGAGGTTGCCGCCGTGCTCGGCATCCCGGTTCCGCTGTTTCTCGTGCTGATCGCGTGGAACGTCGCCTATGCGAATTCGCGCGACATCATCGAAGCCTGGCGCCGCGACGCGGAGGCCGCAACCAAGGAGGCAAGACACTGATGACCCCCGCCCTTGCAAGAACCGACCGCACCCGCGCCCGGCGCACGCCGGTCGATCTTTCGAAGCGCTATGCCGAGGGCGCCCGGTTGATGAAGACGGCCAGGGTGGCGCCGAAGAGCTGGGACGCCGAGACGCGCACTTTCGAGGCGGTCGTCGCCACCGAGCATCCGGTCGCGATATTCCCCGGCGTCGTCGAGATCCTGCGTTGCACGCCCGAGGCGGCCGACCTTCGCCTTCTCGCCGGCGGCCCGCTACTCGACAGCCACGACCGCTCCACAGTGAAAGCGATCCTCGGCACGATCGAGGATTCATGGATCACCGGCGGGAAGGTTCATGCCCGCTTCCGCCTTTCAGCGAGCCCGGAAGGCGAGGCCGCCGCGGCGCGCATCGCCGAGAACTCGCTGAACAAGATTTCCGTCGGATACCGGGTGCTCAAGGCGAGCGAGCGCAAACGGGCCGACGGCACATTCGAAGTGATCGTCAACCGTTGGGAACCCTACGAAGTCAGCCTGGTGGCAGTGCCGGCCGACCCGAACGCAAAAATCAGATCAGCTGAAAGGACTTCCTCCATGCCCAGGCGCATCCGACGCAACGACGTCAACGACGACCTCGACACGAACCACGAAGACGACCTCGACACGGCCCGCGACGACGAGCAGGACGGCGACACCCGCACCCGCAGCGCCCGCCCCGCCGCGCGCGACAGCCTGCAGGTCAGCCGCAGCTTCGACCGGCAGGTCGAGCAGCTGCGCAGCCAGGCGATCGACGCCGGCCTCGCCGAGGCCGATGTCGACGAGATGCTCGACGAATGCCGCACCATCAACGCGGCGCGCACCCGTGTCTTCGACATGCTGGCCGACGCCAGCCGGGGGGCGAAGACCAGCCCGATACTCTCCGAGCGCAGCCACACCCGCCAGGACACCCGCCAGGGCGGCAACGAGGCGATCGTCGCCGAACTGACGGCGCGGCTGGGCGGCAAGCCGCCGGAAGGCGCGCGCCCCTTCGCCCGCCATCGCCTCGTCGAACTCGGCCGGCATCTTCTCGAATCCAGCGGCCTTTCGACGCGTTCGATGAACGACGCCGACGTCGCCGAGCGGATGCTCGGCCGCGACATGGTTCGCAGCCACGCGACCAGCGACTTCCCCTCGCTGCTGCTCGACAGCGGTCAACGCGTGCTGGAACAGCGCTTCCCGGCCTATATGAGCCCGCTGAAGACGCTGTCGCGGCTGCGCAACGTCCGTGATTTCCGCAAGAACACCATGATCCGGCCCGGCGAGGCGCCCATGCTGGACAAGATCGCCGAGGGCGGCGAGATCACCTTCGGCACGTTCGACACCGAGGCGGTCGAGTTCGCGCTCAAGAGCTACGCGAAGGCGATCGCGTTCAGCCGGCAGGCGATCGTCAACGACGACCTCGGCGCCCTGTCCGACTTCCTCTTGGCCTTCGCGCAGAGCGCGGCGGCGCGCGAATCGGTCGAGTTCTTCGCCCTGCTTTCGGCGAACAGCTTCGCCGGGGCGACGCTGAAGGACGGCACGCCTCTCTTCCACTCGACCCGCAACAACAAGGCGGCGAGCGGCGCGGCGCCCAACGTGACCACGCTCGGCGCGGCGCGCATGGCGATGCGGATGCAGAAAAACGTCAACGGCACCGGGATGGCCGGCGTGACGCCGGCGGTGCTGCTGGTCGGGCCGAAGCTGGAGACAGTCGCCGAGCAGCTGGTCGCCACGCTTTCGGCGGCGACGACCGGCGATGTCAATCCCTTCGCCGGCAAGCTCTCGGCCCAGGTCGAGAACCAGTACGACGGCAACGGCTGGTGGCTTTTTGCCGACCCGCAGACGCGGCCGGCCCTCACCCACGGATATCTCGACGGCTACGAGGGACCGCGAGTCAAGAGCGAGGAAGTGGTCGGCCGCCAGGGCATGGTGTTCACCTGCGAGCTGGATTTCGGCGCCGCGCCGCTCGACTGGCGCGCCGCCTACTTCAATCCGGGCGCTGCCGGGTAAGGGATACGGGGAACGGTGGGGGCGCCCCGATCGCGCCCCTTCGCCAGAAGTCGTGATCCTCCCCCGTATGCGGCCTTCCTCGTTTGGCTGCGTTCCAGGGGTCGCGACAGATCGGAACCCGCGGCCGGCATTGTCAACCCGGCGCCGGCCGCGGGATCGTTTTTCGAATGGAGCGAACCATGGCGCCGAGGACGACCGTTGCATTCCGCCAGGCGGACATTGCCCGCGCGCTGCGCGCCGCGCAGGCGGCCGGGCTGACCGTCGCCGAGTTCTTCACCACAAAGGACGGCGTGCGCGTCGTCACCACGGACGGCGCCGCCCATGCCGGCGGCAAGGCCGAAAATCCATGGGACAGGTTTCTGACCGATGACCCGCAGAAGTAGAGCCGGCCTGCCGCTTCACGTCTCGCCGGCGACCGACCGCCACGGCAGGATTCGCCTGCGCTTCCGCAAGGGCCTGTTTTCCGCCTACCTTTCCCCGGCGCTCGGCGACTATCACCGCGACGTCGCGAAGCTGCTGAAATCTCCCGAGTTCTGGGAGCGCTACGAGGCCGCGCTCGCCGGCATCGAGGCGGCATCGCGCCGGATCGGCGCCGGCCGTCACAAGCCCGGCACGCTGGCCGCGCTGGTGCTCGCCTACTACCGCTCGCCGGAATTCCTCGGCCTGTCGCAGGCGACCAAGGCGACTTATCGCGGCATCCTGGAACGCTTCGTTCGCGTGGCCGGCGAAGATCCCGTGCGGCAGCTGCAACGGCAGCACATCAAGGCGATCGTCGGCGCCATGGTCGACCGGCCGCACGCGGCCAACAACCTCCTGCGCATGCTGAAGCTCGTGCTCGACTTCGCCGTCGAGATCGAGCTGATCGCGCGCAATCCGGCGCGCGGCGTGCGCGGCTTCAGGGTGAGGTCGACCGGCTTCGCCACGTGGAGCGAGGCGGACATCGCAGCCTATGAGGCGACACACCCGATCGGGACGAAACCGCGGCTGGCGATGGCGCTGCTGCTCTACACCGGGCAGCGGCGCGGCGACGTCGTGCGCATGGGCTGGCAGCACGTCCAGGGCGAGCGGATCGCCATCCGGCAGGAGAAGACCGGGGCGACGCTGGCGATCCGCATGCACGCCTCGCTGATGGAGGCGCTGGCGCACGCGCCGCGCGACAACCTCACGTTCCTGACGACAGGGCAGGGCGCGCCCTACAGCGCCGCCGGCTTCGGCAACTGGTTTCGCGAGCAGTGCGACGCGGCCGGGCTGAAAGGGCGCTCGGCGCACGGCCTGCGGAAGGCGGCGGCGCGGCGACTGGCCGAAGCGGGCAACTCGACGAAGCGAATCCAGTCCGTCACCGGGCACAAGACGCTGAAGGAAGTGGAGCGCTACACGCTCGCCGCCGATCAGCAGCGACTCGCCGACGAAGCGATCGAAACCATGCCCGGCAGATCGGACCGGGAACAGAATTTACCCAACCTTTGTGAACGGTTGGACAAAACCGACCGGAAGGCACTGAAATGATTGACCTTGCGAACAAGGGTGGCGGAGAGGAAG